AAAAGCAGTGTAAAAAGCAGTGTAAAAAGCAGTGTAAAAAGCAGTGTAAAAAGCAGTGTAAAAAGCAGTGTAAAAAGCAGTGTAAAAAGCAGTGTAAAAAGCAGTAAAAATATATATATAGATAAGTTTTATAAAAATTTCAGACATCTTACTAAAAAAGATATAGAAGATTTTCAACCTATATATAGTAAATATATTGAACCAATAAATTATTTAGAAAATATTGCACATCATTATAATAAATCACAAAAAGAATTAACAGATATAGATATCCAAAAATATTATTCTAGCAATGCCTATTATATTAGTAAGCAAAAGATTGATATTATAAATTATTTACATTATCGTGATTTGGAAAATAAAATACAATTGGAAATACTAACAATTGAAAAGATTAGAAAACGTTTTTGGGATAATGATAATAAAAAATGGCTTCCGATTTATATTCATGATTCAAATGGAGGAAATCCTAGCACACCATTAGGAATAGGAGACTTACATCCTTTAGATTATAATAATTTAAATAAAGTTTTTTATATGGTTTTTACACCTAACGGTAATTTAATAGAAAAAATAAATGGCAAAACCATAATTCATAAAAACTGGCTAGAATCAAACAAAAAAGGTCCATACTTAAAATCAGATAAAAATAAATCATTAAATAAATTTTATTATTTGGATGGTACAATAGAATTTAATCATGATGGTAATTTACATAATAATATTGGATATCAGATATGTACTGGTTCTGTTTTAAATTCCGTATCATATGGATGTGTAAATGGCACGTCTTGGATTAGAAAGGAAGAAAAAAACTAGACAAAAACTAGACAAAAACTAGATCAAAATCTATATCTATAATAAAATTTGTAAATATTTGATAATAAGGAATAAATATATGTATATATAAAATAGAACATCTTGCAGAATATCTTCCAGAATATCTTCCAGAATGAAATCAGAAAATAATCGTATTGCATACGGTGTATTAATTGCCCTATCAATATTACTAGTTCTAATCTATATATTCCATAACCGCAAGGAATTATTTACTGATGCAATAACAATTCAATCTAGCAATTCTGCTAAAAATCCTATTGTAAATTTACCAGCCAATGATATCCATTTTATTACTGATAATAATCCTAATTTAATTAATACTATAATTTTAAATTATAAATTAATGGTTAATCTAGATAGTGCAAATACAATTCCAACACCAGCAAATACTAATTCCAATACATCCCAAGAATCGGTAATACAAACAAATATTAATCTAGCATCACCAAATAACAAAACTTTAAAATATTTATCAGTCTTCCAACATAAACCTTTTAATACTTATAAAGGACTAGGGCAATATGTAATACTTACCGACCAACCTTTTGAAAACGCAGAAGGTGCAGTTCAAAGTGTTCTAGATAAAAAATATTTATGTTTAAATTATTTAACTTCCTGTCCTATTACACCTTCAGGATATGATTTAATATGGACTAGTGATTTAAATGTAGATGGGCAAATATTTAGTGTTTGGCATCCTATACCACCTGCAGGCTGTGTTGCATTGGGTGATGTAATTATTATGGGAACAGAACAACCTGCTAAGGATTTTGTTGCGTGTTTTCCAATTACAATGCTAGATAAAACTGCCTTGTCAAATGGTATAATTTGGAAATCGATAAATGATATGGGGAAGAATTGTTATTGTTGGGGTGCAGGTAATATTAATACTTTCCGGGCTACAAATATTTATTCACCAGATATGAATGAATTACAAAGTGTTTATAATTTACCTATTAATTTATTACAAAATAATATACTTTCTCCTAGTGCGGTTTCTGTTAATGCTAATGCTACATCTGGAAATAGTAATAATTTGAATGCTTTGGTAAAATCAAATTCTGGCGGGATAACTATCTAGTAAGACGAAAAAATATTACTAAATACAAAAGAATATTTTTGCACCTAAAAACACAATTATATTTTAATTAGAATTTTCCATAGTATTTTCATTTGGACTTAATTCAATAATAATCTTATCTAGAATATTAAAACAATATTCAATTGGTATTTTTATTATAGAAGAATACATTTTGCCTTCTATATTATGACCATATATTATGCCCATTTCTAATATACCATCAAAGCATTTTATATATTGATGATAACCTATTTTATAATCTTCTTCAAAGATTATCATTAGATTGTATCTATTTTTACTATGTCGTATCTTTTTCCAAGTATCAATGTTTATTTTTTTTGGATTGTTTATTTGAAAAGATGATGATAAAATACCACATTGAACATTAATTGTTAATGTTCCTACTTTCGATATTTTATAATTTAGTTTATATGCTTCATTATCACAGAAAACATCCATTTGAAAGAATTATTTGATTGAATTATTTGGTTGAATTATTTGGTTGAATTATTTTATTATATATTAATGTGTTTCAATTTTTTTGAAAAGAATACAGATATAAATATACAGTTCGATAAATATGTATTAAATGTTGAATTATAGTAATACAATAAAAAATTGATATAAAAATATTATAAATGTAATAAATAATATAAGTAATACTCAATAAGAATATTCTAGAACATAGTAACCTAGAACATAGTATTCTAGAACATAGTAATCCCAAAGATGATACGTCTAGATAGTCGTGCCAATGAAAAAGAACAAATTCTAGAAATTCTTAATAGTGCTATTGATAATGATGAACTAGAATTAGAATGCCTATTTAATAATTCACCAAATAAATTTAATCCTAGTGTAAAGCACGAAAACTTTATGTCAGTTTTAAAACGATTTAAAGGACATCCAGATTTTGATGCAAAAACTAATACCCGTTTAACAGTATCATTTACAGAAAGTTCAAAATTACGTGATACTCGTATCCTAATCAAAGGCACTGGTGCAATTAATTCGTTTTGTAATAATGATAGTATTAGTCAAATTCTTAATTCTGTTGATTTTGAAACTAAATCCCGTCCTAAAACGCGACTTACTAATGTAATAATTCCTAATTATAATATTAAATTTAATTTGAAACAAGAGAAAAATTTTAATAATGATGAATCACGTATTAAGGATATTATAAGAGAATGGAATGATATATTAAAAAATTATCGTTATAAAAAAACATTTTCCTTTATCAAAAAAACTGGTGATTTTCAAATTGATATAAGCATTGTTAAAAGTAGTACCAATATTGACCGTTTCATTACTGTTGAAGAAGTAATTAAGAATAATCTATTACGATTTGTTGCAAAACCAACTGATGCTAAATATCAATCTATGCATTTTAGTGCTTGGTGGAAAACTGTTGAAAATAAACCTAATGAAAAAGTTATGGTGCGTAATGGTTCTAGTTTTTATAAAAATATAAAAGAAAGTAATGTTTTTACTAATGCACCTACTTATGAAATTGAAGTTGAATATATTCGAAATAAAACAACTGCTAAACCTAAATTTAAAAATATTGAAGCCAAAAAAGAATATTTGCAAAAAGAATTTATGGGTTTCTTTAGAATTATAGGCTCAGTATTACAATGTATTCAAGGTTCTAGTTTTATAATAAGTAATGAGGAAAAATCAGAAGTGATAAAACAATTTACTAAAGTTGTAGTAAATAGTGTTAATGAATCTATGCTTAATAATCCAAATGAACACAAATACAAATATGACGCTAAACAGAAAATGCATCACCAACATAAAAACCAACAAAGGGGTGGATATAATTTAAATGATGATGGGGATATTGATTTTGAAAATGAATCAGAATCAGTAGAGGAAGGTGAAACAAAAGAAATTGTAGATAAATTTGCCAATCAAGAAACAAATGATAATTTAGGTGCTGAAGAAGATTCACAAGAAGATTCACCAGAATATTCACAGGGAGGTGGTGCAAGAAAGATTGCAGATTTACGTAATCGGATAAGCGAACGCTTTCTTAGACAAGGTATATTCTTTGGTCCATTAATTATTGACCTAAATCATAATAATTCTGCAAAATTAGACCCATCCGCAATGCCAGATATAGCTACTAATACTAATATCCATATTAATTATGTAGTTACAGATAAAACAGACGGAGAACGATGTTTGTTATTTATTGATGGTTCTGGTAATACATTTGGAATTGACCGTGAAAGCAATATTAAAACATTTGGTATTAGTATGCCATCAGTGGGTAATACTATATTAGATGGTGAATATATTTCCAGAACAGAAGATAATAAAGTATTAAATAATTTCTATATTTTTGATGCCTATATATATAAAGGGGAATCTGTAATACAATTACCATTCCTATTAGGACAATCAAATGGACGGCATAATGTTATTCTAGAAGTAATGAAAAATTTTAATACAGGTAATATTATTCAATCAAATCCAAAAATGCCATTTGTATTATATAAGAAAGATTATTTTAAAGGGGATAACCCTAAATCATATCAAAGACTATATGGCGATGAAAAACCATTAATTTCTCAAAACTGTGAAAGGCTATTAAATAAAATGAACGAAAAATACGGTGGTTTCCTTGAAGTCGGACATTTATTTACTTATAAAACTGACGGATTAGTGTTTTTACCTAATAATTTAGGAGTGTTCCAACAATATGAAGGGGATTCGCTTAGAAATATAGGTGGACATCCATTTATAAGTGGTAGATGGAATAATAATTATAAATGGAAACCTGCCGACCATCTAACAATTGATTTCAGGGTGGAATTTATAAAAGATATTGGAAGTGATAAACCGGCATATAGATATCTAGATAATAAAAAATATTTGCTAGTTAATTTGAAAAGTGCAGTTTATCAATCTAATAAAATATCTAAGGGAAATGATAATAATTCATTGAATTTCTATTTACTTAATTCAGGTATAAAAATACAAAGTATTCCAGAAAGTTTTAATTTCTTCGCAGTTGACCCATTTATTGGTCATTATGATAATGAAGGTAATTTCCAAAATAATATGTCCGAAGCCTATTTTGAAGTCGATAACAACGATAATGTTATCTGTAGTAGCAGTAGTAATGGAAGTAGTGGAAGTAGTGGAAGTGGAGATATTATAAACGATGGGCAAATAGTAGAATGTAGTTATAATCCTAGCATTCGGGAAGTTCAACAACGATGGCAACCTCAACGGGTTCGGGCTGATAAACCAGCACCCAATAATTATCTAACTGCTGTTACTACTTGGGGGCTAATCAATAATCCTATTACTAAAGAAACTCTAAGTGTAATAAAATCAAAACCTACTGAAAAAGAAATTGCAGAAGGTAAAGAATTTGATAGTGATACTGGAAGTGCTAATAACTTAGAAAATGTAACTTATTATTCTAATAATAAAAATACGGTGTTCCTCACTAAACCACTTAATGATTTCAATGGATTTGTAAAACGATATTTAATTAATCGCGCCCTTACTGGATATGTTAAACCTCGGGTAATGGATTTGGCTACTGGTAAATTTGGAGACCTACCAAAATATGTCGATGCAGGAGTCCATACTTTAGTAGGTATAGAAATTGGTTATGATGGATTAAATAATCCAGAAGATGGTGCTGCCACTCGAATGATTCAATTAAGTCAAATAAAACCAGCAATTGCAAAATTAGCCGAACACACTATGTTAATTGTAGGTAATACAACAAAGAATATTGCTAATGGGGATTGCGTTCGTGATAATATTAATAAATACTATCTAGATGTACTCTATGGACGTGCTAAAGGTAATACACCTAAACTACGAAAAATGGAAGGTGTAGTTCTTGATGGGTTTGATTGCATTTCTTGTATGTATGCAATTCACTATATGATGAATAATGAAACTGACTTAGATAATTTTCTACGAAATGTTAGTGAAAATTTACTAGAGCAAGGTTATTTTATAGGCACTTGTCTAGATGGAATGAGTATTTTAAAAGAAATGGGAAGTAATAATGAGTTATCGGGTATTATGGAAGATAAAACTATTTTCCTTATTCGAAAACTTGATGATAATATTAGTGCATATAAGGATATTACTATTGGAAATAAAATTATGGTATATTTTGAAAAATTTGCAGGACAATTTCCTGAAAATCTAGTAAATATGTCTTATCTGAGAGAAAAGGCTAAAGAACATAATTTAAAGTTAATTGAATATCGAACTTTTTTAGAAGAACCTGGCAATTTATTATCTCAATTTGAAAGTATTAATTCAAAATTTGCAAAAAAAATAAAAGAAAGTAATGCATTAATGACTTGGGCAAAATTCAATGCATATTTCATATTTCAGAAAATACGGAGTAAGGAATGATGAATGATGAATGATGAATAAGATATAAATATATTTTATTTTATTTTGTATTTGTATTTCTATTTGTAGTAGTTTTCTTATCTTCTTCTGGACAATTTTTCTCTAAACATTTATAATATGGTAATTCTTTTTTTTCTATTTTTTTATAACTTTTTTGTAAACATTTTTCTTGAGAATTATAATTATCGTGTTTTTTAATACATTCATTATATGTTTTTAAATCTGAACCAATATCTAATAATTTCAATTCATTTTGACATTTTTTTGTCATACAAATATATGTTTTATCTTTAGATAATTTTAATTTAGTATCACTTTCTATTTTTTTATTTTTCAAATCTTCATATTCTGGACATTTGTTGGCAATACAATTATCAAACTTTGCATTGATATCTTTATTTTCATATTTTTTATAAAGTTTTGTTAGACATTCACGTCTTTTTACTATGCTAGGTAGTTTCTTACATAAATGAATTTCATCTATCGGTGGTATAGTATTTTCTAAATTTATTATTTCTTGCATACAATTATCAATTTGGCATTTTAATATTTTATTACAATTTTTTACATTATTTTTAGTAGGTATTGCTAATTTACAAATTTTTTTATGTTTTTTAGTATATGCTTTTTTATTGAAAACCATAGCCAAAATATTTATTATATATTGATTAGATAAAATATTTATTGGATAAAAATATTTTTATATGTTTTTGGATTTTTTGGTTTTTTTAGATTTTTTTGTAAAAAATTGATTTATATGAACAATATATTTATTTATTATTTCAACCAATCATCCAGATTGCTTTTACAAAATGTCAACAGTTCAAAAGAAACAAGTTCAACCCAAGAAGGGCAGTTTGAAGAAAACCAATTTGAAGGAGAAGAAGGGCAGTTTGAAGACATCAAAAAAACATCCGGTTCTTCCAGATAAAATTTTTCGTGATGATCTACTTGCAAAAAAAGATTGCAAAAATGATATTCGTAAAATTGAAGAAGATTCTGAATATTATCATGAAAAATATCTGGAAGATATGGAGTCTTGCAAAACAAGTCCAGATGAAGATGATTTGAAAAAAATTGATGACAAATACAAAATGATGATTGGTGGCATTAATTATGACATTAATTGTCTAGAGCAAGACAACTCAAGTGAATTAAGAAGCATCGAAAAACGATTCGCCAATCTGATTAGTATTTTCATCAGAAAATATTTAATTGGTCATCAAATCAAATGCACGTGCCCTCATCAGACTTGTAGAAGTCAGGATTGCGATAGTGATTATGATTATGATGATTATCCTGATGTGGAAAGTTTTATTAATGCAGTAAGATTTAATGTTGATAATAAACCTGAATCAGCTCACCGTATGGATTGGGGTTATAGTGGTTATTATTATCCCTATAGTAGTGATGATGATGAGGACAAGCGTCAACCATCACTCAGTGAAGTTTATACTGCAGACACAAAAATATATCAATGTTTATGTTTTGATACAATTTTAAATTATTTGATTCAATATCAAAATTTTATGTCTGAAATAAATAAACAACACATTCCAAAAACCCCAAAAGTTATTGACTTGTCAATGCTATGTGAAATCAATGTTGCAAATATGATGTCAATCCCATCATTGAAATCTACATTATCTGCAAACATTGCTAACATTCTACAAGTTAAAAAACTTGATACATATAAACAAATAACTTTCAACAATCAATTTGGTTATGACAAAAAAACCAAATTTGCAAAAATTGAAAAAGTATTAAAGGCTTTAAAAGAATATAAAGCAGATGGCAATATTCAAAGCCTTATGTGTATCGATGCTCAAAAATTAAAAAAAGAGTTAGATTCACTTCGCAAAATATATTCTGATAAAGTTAATGAATGTAATATGAAGTATAAAAATTTAATATCTCCACTACAAAAACAATCCAAGGATTTGTATCAACAACGTAGTGATGAGATAACACACTTTAGAGAAAATCTAATAAGTTTACACACCGCAGAAAATCCAAATTATAAAGAATATTTAGCCTTGCAAACTGAATGTATGCTATATTTGTGATTTGTGTGATGTGTGATGTGTGTTATGTGTTATGTGCTTTTGCTTTTTTTGTTTTTTCTAATCCTAAAAAGCAAGTTTCATTATATCATTTGGACAAAAATTAACCGCTAAATATTTTACATCTTGATTACTAATATCTTTCAAAGGTATTTCAATTTTAACATCTTCTAGAATACTTTTTTTTGTATTTAGGATTGTATCAAATATGGTATTAGGAATTGTATTTGTGATTGTATTGAATATTTTATTTATTAAGTCTATATTTTTATTATCTTTAGTATATCCTAGCAATATACGATTTTGTGTTATACGATTTTGTAATATATCATTTTCTACACCATAATTAGTTTTATAATTAGTTTTATAATTAGTTTTGTTAATAGGTTTATAATATTTAAGAAAACGTGTAATTTGTTCTATGAATTCAATACCATTATAATATAATGGTGAAATATTTTTTAGAATGTTAAAGAAATTTGATGTATGTTGTAAATCTTTTGTAATTGTGGTAATGTATTGTGTGGGAAGTAAATTTTTCTGAAATTCTGGATATTGTTTTACTATAATTTTACGAAATATTTCTAATTGGGTAATTTCATTTGCTTGATTCTTTTTTATTCTAGCAACATCTTCTAAATACTTTTTTATTTTAATATATTCTTTATCCTTATCTTTTTCCTTTCTAAGATTACTATTGCCACTATTAATATTATTGCCACTATTTCTAGTAGCTTTATTATTTTGCAATATATCGTTATATTGTTTTGTTAATTTAACTAAATTATCATACTCTAGAGACTTTAAAATTGTATATCTTTCAATATATAATGGTTGTATTACTTTATCCTGCAATAATAAATCAATTAATAGATAGGTAGAATTCAAATCACCATTCCAAAATATATATACTATATTATTGAGCCCTATCCCTGTTGTAAGATTTAAATTTGGTGCTCCAGGGATACTTTCTTCTGTTTTTGTATAATATTGATTACTGGTGTCTTTATCAGTATTTAAATAACGATTTGCAAGATAAGTAAATAATCCTAATCCAAGAATACTTAATGTGCCAAATATTGCATTACTAGATATATGAAAAGATAATGGTTTAATGAAAGATGATGATGTTGTTGCAAATTGTTCCATTGTTGTTTATTATATATTGTATATTGTGTTATCTAATTTGAAAATAAAAACGAAAATTATTCATTCTAGATAATAAAAAATAAAAATTCCTGATATTAACACTTTAATGTACTAAAATAAATAATAATAACTCTATAAATTGATACAAAGAGTTATACGAATGTTTTATCTTTATATCTAGTTTTGCCAACATTGTTAAATTATTACTATTAATAAAACTTTGTATTTGATTATATATATTTTCATTATTACCTGAAAACTTATTTTCAATTATTTCTTTTATTCTAGAATCATCTAATTTATAAACCTTCATTTCATAATCTAATTTACCTTCGTAGTTAGGTAATTTATATTTATATAATGATTCAATAGTGTTATTACTTTTTACTGCACACCAAGCTAAATATGGTTTATCCTTAATAAAAACTTTATCTTTCAATTTATTAACCGCTAGACTAGACTATTAAAGGATAATTATATATAATTAGATATAATTTGCTATAATTTACCATAATTTGCTATAATTTACCATAATTTGCTATAATTTGCTATAATTTAATATATGATAATAAATTTTATAAAAAATATATATTATTTTATTAGTAAATCAAATAGATTATCA